CGCCCGCCGCTGGCTTGCCCTGTGCGGCCTCGTCACCGTCCTGATCCTCGCTTTCCTTGCCGTCATTTCCCCGCAGCAGCTCCCGATCATCGCATACAAGGTCGGGCTCGTATCCTTTGCGGCCTGCCTCGGTGTGTGGATCGACCGGGCGGTCTTTCCGTATGCCCGACCGTCGGGCTACCTGAAAACCGACTGGCTCCGCAATCCCGACGCCGACGGCGGAGACGATGAAGTGGATTTTGAGATATGCGCCGGGTATCTCCGCGCCTTCACCGTAGCCACTATCCGGCGCGGGATCATGGTGGGCATGGTGATCCTCGGCATGTGTCTGGGGCTGTGATCATGCGTATTGATCCGCAAAAGATTCTTTCCTCCTGCGTCGAGGCGTTTTGCGTGGGCGTCGCGTTCGCCGTTGGCGCGGCCATCGTCGTATCGGTGCTGTTCGGCCTGATCGCTTTCTTCGCTGGCGAAGCCGAGGCCGCCGAAGTCCAGATTCCCCGCGCTGCGCTCCAGCACCGGGCGACGCTCATTCGAGAGGCTCGCGCCGCGTGGGGGTTGAATGCCCCGGTATCCATCTTCGCCGCCCAAATCCATACGGAATCGTGGTGGCGGAATGACACGGTGTCGGCGGCGGGTGCGCAGGGACTGGCGCAGTTTATCCCATCGACGGCGACATGGCTTCCGAAAGTCGCCCCGGAAGTCGGCAAGCCGCAACCGTTCAACCCCGCGTGGTCGCTCCGAGCGTGCGTCGTCTACGATAAATACCTTTGGGATCGCATGAGTGCCATGAGCACCGGCAAGAGCGCCTTGAGCGCCTGTGATCGCATGGCCTTTGTCCTCTCGGCGTACAACGGCGGGGCTGGATGGGTGAACCGAGATCGGAACCTCGCCGCTCGGCGTGGACTCAATCCGGATTGCTGGTTCGGACACGTCGAAACCGTGAACGCGGGGCGCAAGGCAAGCGCGATCCGGGAAAACCGCCGCTATGTCGTTTACATTTTCGAGCGTCAGGCGGCGTATGTCCGGGCGGGCTGGGGGCCGGGGGTGAGTTGTGACGGCGCGTGACTGTCTGGCGTTGCTTCTTGCCGGTCTTTTGGCCGCATGGTGGGGGTACGCTGCGGGAACGCGTCATACTTCCGAAAGGTACGAAGCCGAGCTCGCCGCCATAAATGCCGCCCACGCCGAGCAGGAGCGCACCCGTGCCGAAGCCGTGGCCGCCGCCGAAAAGAACGCCCGCGAGCGTCTGGCGGCGGAAACGGCGCGGGGCGAGAAGTTCGCCCGAGAGCTTGCCGTGAAAACCGCCGAACTGGACGCCGAGCGCGCCAGCATCAACAGGAGGATCAGGGATGTATCAGAAAAGGCTCGTCGCGATTGCGCTGGTTTGTCTCTTGAGTGGGTGCGCCTGTACAACGAGGCCCTCGGCCTTGCCGGTTCCTATCATAGCGCCGGAAACGAAGGCTCCGCCCCCGGCGGCGCTGACGACGCTCCCGGTTCCGCCGGAGCCGCTGGAGCCCGGGTACAGCCGGACACACTAGCGACGCCGGAAGACGTGCTCGCTCATGTCCGGGACTTTGGCGGGTATTGCCGGAAGCTCGAAGCCGGGTATCGGGCGCTCATTACCTTATATAATGATGGAGGCTCCCGTGGCCGACATACTGACTGAGCTTGACCGCTGGTGGCCGGTGCTCGGAATACTCGCCACACTCGTCTACGGATGGGGCGTCTATCACCTGTCCCGACGTTTTGCGACCAGAGCGGAACACCACGACACGCAAAAGACCGTGGCCGAACTCGGAGATCGCGTCGAAGAGCTCGAGCGCCGGATGGAAACGGTTCCCGACGGCAAGACCATGCACGCCATACAGCTTTCTCTTGAAGAGTTGCGGGGTGACATGAAAGCGATAGGCACCCGGATGGACGGTATGAAAACGTCGGTGTCCGGCCTTGAAAATCAAATCGCCATGCTCGTACAGCATCATTTGGAGAATTCCCGATGAAAGAAAAACGTACCTTTGCACAGCTCCAGTCTGAAAACCGTCGATGCGCATTCCTGCGCTTCCTCGCCGAGGACGTCGACTACGCCATGAACACCTCGCTCCTGCAATCCGCCCTCGACGCCGTAGGTCACGGCGTTTCCCGCGACTGCGTGAATGCCGACGCCGCATGGCTTGAAGAACAGGGGCTTGTCTCGTGCGAAGACCTTGGCGGGATCATCGTCGTGAAGATCACGCAGCGCGGGCTCGACGTCGCCGAAGGCCGCGCGGTTGTGCCGGGCGTAAAGCGTCCGGGGCCGGGGTTTTAACTATGGGCCGGAAGTCTTCCCTTCGTCGGTTGCCGCCGGAGATCCTGCAAGAGGTGAACCGCCTTCTTTCGGAAGGCCGGGCTACGCTTGCCGAGATTCTTGAGCATTTGCGGGGCATGGGCGTTGAAACGGTTTCACTCTCCGCGCTCGGACGCCAGAAGCAGAAGATCGACAAGGTGGCTGCGAAACTCAGGCAGAGCCGGGAGATAGTGGACGCTCTTGTCGAAAAGGCTGGGCCGAGCGCCGCCGAGGGGAAACAGGGGCGGCTTCTCGTCCAAATGCTCCGCAAGCTCGTTTATGATCACCTTGAAGCGCAGCTTTTGGAAGGGGAAGACGGGGAAGGGCTCGATAATCAGGGTGTCTTTTTCCTCGCAAAGTCCTTGAAGGAAATGTCGCAGGCCGCCCGGCTCGAACAGGACTTCGAAGCGAAGGTCCGGGAGCGCGTCCAGAAAGAGACGGTGAAGGCCGTGGAAGACAGCGCCCGCGAGGCCGGGCTTTCCGCCGAGACGGTGGAAGCGATCAAGGGCCGCATTTTGGGGATAAAAGATGCCTAAGCCGCCTGTGACCGCCGAAGAATGGGAACGCCACCGGGAAGCGTCCCGACAGGCTCTTCCCGACACACTCAAGGGAAAAACGCTTCCGGACGTCCTCTTGCCGTACCAGCAGCGGGCCGTGGCCTCGATCATGGAGCTTCCGGTGGTGGTCATCGAAAAGAGCCGCCGTATCGGCCTGACGTGGGGCATCGCGGCCGCCTCCGTGCTCCTTTCCGCCTCGTCGCGTTCCGCCGGAGGGATGGATTCCCTCTATCTCGGGTACAGCCTCGACATGGCCCGCGAGTTCATCGATACGGCGGCGATGTGGGCGAAGGCGTTCGCCCCGGCGGCGTGCGAGGTTGAGGAATGCCTTTTCAAGGATACGAAGCCCGACGGCTCATCGGACGACATCCTCGCCTACCGCATCGTCTTTGCGTCCGGGTATGAAATCATGGCGCTCACCTCCCGCCCCCGTTCGCTTCGCGGGCGTCAGGGCATGGTCATCCTCGACGAAGCGGCTTTCCATGACCAGCTCGGCGAGGTCATGAAGGCGGCGCTCGCCCTGCTCATGTGGGGCGGCAAAGTCGTGGTCGTCTCGACGCATGACGGGGACACCAACCCGTTCAACCTGCTGTGTGAAGAAGTACGGAAGGGAAACAAACCGTATGAGCTTGTCAAAATCACATTTGACGATGCGCTCGCTGACGGGCTGTACCGCCGAATCTGCCTCACGCAGGGGAAGGAGTGGAGCCCAGAAGCGGAAAGCGCATGGCGGGAAGATATTGTCGCCTTTTATGGGGAAGACGCGGACGAGGAACTTTTCGTCATTCCCCGGCACGGCTCCGGGGCGTACATCCCGGCGGCACTCATCGAACGCGCCCAGCGCGTCGACGTGCCGGTCTTGCGCTTCGAGCGGCCGGACGCATGGGCGGAGCTTGCGGATCACCTTCAGGAAGCCGAGGCCCGCGACTGGTGCGAGGCGGAACTTTCCCCCGTGCTCGCCGGGATTCCGGCGGGGTTCGACACCTACGCCGGGGAGGACTTCGCGCGCAAGGGCGACCTCACATCCCTTTGGATAGCGCAACGGCGGCAGGACATGAGCTTCCCGTGCGTGCTGCTCCTTGAGCTTCGCAATGTTCCTTATGAAATTCAGAAGCTCATCGTGTTTTACGTCCTCTCCCGGCTGGCGAGGCTCAGGGGCGGCATGTTCGACGCCACCGGGAACGGCGGCTACCTCGCCGAGGCCGCCGCGAAGCGCTTCCGGGGAATCGTTGCGCAAATGCTCAATCCCACCTTTTACGCGGGGATTACGCCGAAATTCAAGGCGGCGTTCGAGCGGGACGAAGTCGTCATGCCCCGAGACGTCGACGTATATAATGATCACCGTTCCATCCGTCTGGTAAAGGGCGTTCCCCAGATCGTTCGGGAAGAACAGCGAGCGGGCAAAGGTGAAGACAGCAAAGGGCGGAAGAAACGGCGTCACGGCGACTCGGCGATCGCGCATCTCCTTTGTTATGCGGCATCGCAGGAGAAAAAGGCCGAAATCGAATTTTTGACGGAAAGCGGGGAGTCAGGCTGGCGAAGTACGTCCGGCGGCCTTTTCGCCGCCCGCCCCGGAGGAGCTGAGGAATGGTGAAAGAGAAGAAAACGCCGAAAATCCGGCCCGAGTACCGCGTCGTCAGTTCCGGAGCGCTTGATCTGGCGAATTTTGCCGGGGAAATCGTTTCAAACCCGGACACGGTGCTCGTGTCTCTCGGCGGGGAGCTCAAGAATTACGCGAAACTCCTGCGCGACGATCAGGTCCACAGCTTGCTTGAACAGCGTCAGGACGCGCTCATCGCCGCCGAGTGGGAGGTTGTGCCGGGCGGTGAGGACAGCCGAGACCGAGAAGCCGCCGACTTTTTGCGTGGGCAGCTCATGGCGCTGAATTGGGATGCGATCACCCGCCGGATGCACAAGGGCGTCCTCTACGGCTACTCCGTCGCCGAATGCATCTGGGGCATGGACGGGAACAAAATCACCCTCGACGCCGTAAAGGTAAGAAAACCGTGGCGATTCGGGTTCGGCAAGGACGGCGAGCTGAAACTTCGCGTCAACGCGCAGACTTTGCTCATGCCCGAGAGGAAGTTCTGGATCGCGGTGTGGGGGGCGGGTGACGACGATTCCCCCTACGGACAGGGGCTCGGCCATGCGCTCTGGTGGCCGGTGTATCTGAAACGCAACGGCGCGAAGTTCTGGGCGGCGTACCTCGACAAGTTCGGCTCGCCGTCCGTCAAGTCGAAATACCCG